CCTGTGCCGGGGTCGCCCTTTTCGCCCTTGAGATTAGCAGAGGAAGTGCCGCTTGCGCTTGTGACAGTTAATGTTGTTCCGTTCCATGAGTGAGTGCAAGGTGTTCCGTTAGAACCGTCTTGCCCGTCATTACCATCGAAATAGTCCACGCCTTTAACGGGAGTGTAGCCGGGGTCGCCTTTATCACCCTTGATATTGACCTGTTCCGGGTTGTCCAGTCCCTTGTCATTTGTCCAGCTTAAATTGCCGTTAGCGTCAACGGACGGAGTAAAGGTTGCACCGGGTTCGCCGGGGTTTTTCTCCAAATCGGTAACTCGCTCTGTCAAATCGGAAATATCTTCCGTGTTGGTCGAAATCTTATTTGTGTTTTCGCCTACTGTTTTTGACAAGGTATTGTGCTGTTCAGTCAGTTTTTCAAGGTTTTCTTTGTTGGTTTCAGCCTGTTCCTTTGCTTCGTCCGCAATCCTTTTTGCCGATGTTGCAGTTGATTTTGCGTCCGATGCCATCTGCTCAATCTCAGTAAAATCTTTGTTCAGGTCGTATTTCTGCTCGATGTCTACGGCTCTTCTTACCGACTGTCTATCCTGTTTAGGAATCACATATAATCCCCCCAATCAAAGAGGGAGAGGGTCGCCCCTCTCCCATTTACCAATAAACTTTTGTGCCGTCAGCGGAAACCTCAAAATCCAACTCTTTCAGAATTGCGATTCTGTCCTCATAGGTGAGATCGTCCCTACCGTTAATGTATTCAACGATAGCATTGTTGTATTTGCGCTTGTCCTCCTTGCTGGAATACATGCTGCGATACAGGATAAGTCTCTGCCCATATTCAAGGTCAAGACCGTTGATATACGCTAGTTTCTTTTCCTTGGCAGTGCCAGAGTCAGACCGTCCGTCACCGTCATTGTCTACGCCCTTGATATCGTTCAACTTGCTCTTGTACCCGTAATACTCAAAGAAGTCATCGGAGATAACCTTGGACATCGTATACTTGCCGGGATTCTCATACGCCCATGTATACGCCCTCTTGCCGTCTTCATCGGCATTTTTATAGTCCTCATAGGAAATGCCGTTGTCGGTGAAGAACTTGTATTTTTCGGGATAATCGTATGCAAAGTCATACTCGCCCTGGTTACTCCAATACTCAGCAGCATCAATACCAAGACCGCTTGTAACCTCGTCCTGTTTTTCAAGCTGCTCGTCCGTTAGTTTCTTCCATCCCGGCTCTGCCGTGGAATCCTCGCCCGGTTCGTACCAGCGGAATTGAACATCTCCCACTTTGGCATAGACACCATCAATGGTGACATTCTCATAGGAGTTAAGGCTTTCTTTTGCAAGGGAGTTAATCTGATTCTGGATTTCACGCACAGCTTCGTACTTAGCCGCATCAGACATAAAGCCGTTCTGAATATCCCGTTTTTGCTGATACAGTGCAGACAGTTCGGAGTTTTTGGCAGTCATGTACTTAGACATCAGAACAACCTCGTCCGTTGCCTTGCTGCTGTTCGCATTGACGGTCAATTCATCCACTTTCTTATAGAAGTCGGAAACATTCTGGTTCTTGAGCGTGCTATCGGACATGAACTCGTCTGCGATTGGTGCAAGCAAAGAGTTTCCTTCCGCTTTTGGCGTGAACATCGGCAACACCATATCCGCAAAACCGCCGCCGTACTGACCGAGAACATAGTTGACCTTGTACGGGCTGATATTTGCCTTTTCGCCAATCCACTTGCTGATTGCATCGGTGCTTTCGTCGTACTGCTCCGCAGCGGGAACATCCTGTAGTCTGGTGGGAACAATGTCATCACCATACCAAGCTGTGTTGCTCAATGCTTGCTGGATAGGCGAGAACAGATTGTTTTTCAACGGATTGTTGGGAGCAAGATTGTTTGCTACCAGATCAGCGAAAGTTGCCATGTCAACATCATCGTCCCCGGTAATCAAATTCTGCATCTGCTCAAATCCGTTCTGAATAACGGCTTCCATTCTGCCTTTGGGAATACGGATGAATTTGCCGTCCTCGGTTTTCCAGATAACAAAATAGTTCTGCTTCACATAGTCGGACAGTTCTTCGTATTCCTCGTCATCGTCCCACAACAGCCAGTTAAAGAACATTCCGCCAAGTCCTGTTGCCAGAACTTTAGCCGCAAGGATTGCTCCGCCTTTCAATCCGCCGTGATATGCTTCCCGGACATTGCGCCCAATCTGCATAACGCCCTGAACAGACGGATTCAAGAACAATGCGCCGTTGCGGTTCAGCCATTTTGTGAAGTCGCCGCCAGCACCAAAGTTTGTTGTCACTCTAGCCGCATCCAACATAGACACCTTTTCACTTCGTCCAGCTTCACGGCTTGCGATATACTCCGACAAACGCCAGAACATTTCAAAGTTGTCTGCCGCTTTCCTGTACGGATTGGTTTTCTCGTTCACTGCATCCGTAAAGGCCATTTCTTTGGTGTCGTAGTATGTCTGCGACTTGCCGCCGTTGCGAATGAACTCTTGGTAGTATTTGCCCTTCGTGGCGAGTTCCTTCATGGTCTTAGGTGCTGTCATGTAGGTTTTCGCTGCGTGTTGAGAGTTAAACAGAACGTCCTTTGTGTCCTTGATGGGGTTTCTGAACAGAGCAAAGAACGGGTCGTACTCCGTCAAAACCTTCTTGTAGCCGCTTGCGATTGCGTTCGGCACTGCGTATGTCTCGCTCAAAATACCATCGGCTGGCTTCATAGCCTTATACATTTCCTCGGTAATATCAAACGTGACAGGCTTGCCCTTGACGAACACGGTAAACTGTGGCGGCTGTCCGTTCTTGCCGGGTTCAAGGATAGCATTGTCGTTTGTTTCTGTGCTTTCCAAAATCTCGGATGTGTCCACATCTTTCCCAGACCTTTGCTGTGTGTAGAGGGGGGTGAGAATGTTTCCACCTAATTGCACGGTTGCAGACCCACCGTGCTGATTCTGGAAATACACGGTGTATTCTCCCGTCTTGCGGTTGAACGCCTTGACAGTTCCGATGTTCTCCCGGTCATGTGCCTTGACTCTCGTTCCCGGTTCAATACTTCCCGCGTTGATTGCTTTGCGGGATTCCGCATCCATAGATTTTTCGGCATCCATAGCAGCGGAAGTTTCCAGCGCACCCATCAACTCTCTGCCAAAGTCGTTTCGTGCCACTGCATAGAAAATCTGCTCCGTGTTCATTGCCATTGCGTCAAGCAGAGGAACAAAGTCACTGTTGCCACCTTGCGCCCTCTTGAACGGGTTGTTTACGCCTGTTCTGTTGGAATCGAGAGGAACACTGACGGATTTACCCTGTCTGTCCGTTCTGCGGATAGGAACATAGTGCGGGTACATCTTCGCCCACTTGTCGGCAACGCTTTGAGTAATCAAGCCTTGATTGACTGCAAAATCACGCAACGCCTTGTTGTATTCAAGAATTGCCTGTTCCAGTTCCTTAAACTCAGGGTTTGCCGCTTCGTATTCCGCAACCTTTTTACGGGAAACTTCTGCCGTCACAGAGGAATCATAAACAGCCTTGTTTTTGCCCTTTGCGCCGCCAAGGTCGATATACTCCTGTGCCAGATAGATTTGATTTACACGATCTTGCGGCGTGTTTCTGGTGATGGTTTCGGACGCAAGGCTTTCAATCTGCTTTTCGGTGTAGCCGTCAAGCTGCTTTCTGATTTCCTCCCGGCGTACACGCTCCGCTTCGGTTTCAAGGCTCATACGGTCAATGTTGTGCAAGTGGTAGGCGTAATAGTCAAACTGTTCCTGATAATCTGTGACGGTTTTACCGTTTACCTCCACAATAGGCGTAACATTGGCTTTCTGTTCCCCAAACTCCTGTACTCTGTCGTAAATGGGGAGCAAGCGTTCTCTCACATACTCCTGCGCTTGTCCCTTAACTCGGTTTTTCATAAAGTCGTATTTGGCTTCCACTTCACGATTGCCCGTTTTCTTAGACAGGTTTTCAAACGCAAAACCCTTATCGCCCAGCATCGACACAGCTTCGTTAAATGTTTTCTTCGCTCCTGCAAATTTTTCCTTAACTCTACGCCACCAGCTCTCCTTTTGCGGCTCTGCTCTGCGAATCTTTGCGACTTGCGGCTGTTCCTTGATAGGAGCATCATCGGCAGTCGGTGTAGGTTCAACAGGCGGCGTGCTGACAGGTGGCGTAGGTGCAATAGGCATTTCCCTGATAGGAGCAATATCTTCCTCAACAGGCGGCGCATACTCGTCCGACAAGGATTCCACCCTTTGCTTGTCCTGCATCAAGGCGATATAGTCCTGATTCGGCATACCAGCATCGGGGGGAAGCATCGGGCCGAAAGGCTTGTAGCCATACATGAGTCTGTCATTGATAACAAACTCAATTTTCTTTGCGGCTGCGATATTTTCCGCTCCGTTGTCCTCGATAATGGCTTTCAGTCCCTTTTCGATTTCATCATAGGACAAGTCAAATTCATAGGTGAGTCGGTCAATGGATTCCGATTGATCTCGTTTCGTACCGCCCCATCCCTGTTCACCGCCAGACTCATAAAACAGTTGGTCGTTGTACCACTTTTCGCCCTTTGTACCGTTGTTAAGTTCCTCTAGCAAAGCATAGGCTTCCGCTTGGAAGAAAGGCTTTACTTCTGGATTTTCGTACATATAGGCTTTCTGTTTTCTGCCCTCTGTGCCATACGGTACATCTCGGTCTGCAAAGGGGTCTGCTGCGTCAACCGCTTCGCCGTTTTCAAACGGTACTTCCTCGGTAATCGGTGCTTCCATTTCCGGGGGAGCATCTTCGTCTGTCAGGCTTTCAAAGCGTCCTGCGTCATCGGTCATGGGAGCGAGATCGTCAGGGAATGTGGCAGCTTCCGCAATAGGCTGTGCTTCATACACAAGGTATGCGTTGCCGCTTGCTCTTACAGGCATCAAAACCGCTCTGCCGTTATCCGCTGTGACCAGAAGTGCTTCGTGTCCACCACGGACATTGGCAAGAGAGAATTCAGGGTTTTCAAACGCACGAATCAGGGCATTTACTCGCTTACTGCCAAACAGGGAATTGCCGACTTTAATAAATCCCTTTGTGTCGGAAGTGTGAAGGTCGTATTTACCCTCGGCCTGTCTTGCAAACGACTCGTCCAGTTCCTTGATTGCCTGTTTGACAGGGAAGTCTTTGCTCTGTTCCAGACTTTCATCAACGGTGTTGAACTCAGCAATAAAGCTGCCATCACTTAGATACTGCTTGCCGTTGTGGGTGTATGCGCCCCTCATGTTCTCTCGTCTGGCTTGCTTCGCAATATCCAGAAGGTCATTAAACGCAAATGTTCCATCCTGTTTTGCCTGTTCCAGATATCGAGAATACAGATTGCCAGTATGGGGATTGTAAAGTCCTCTGAGAGTATTTACACCACCATGCTTGTATGCTTCGCTCAGAAGTTGCGCCCCTTGCATCGGCGTGATTGTTTCTTGCCGCACATCTTCCTGTACCGCAACAAAGGCATCCGTAACAGGCATACTACCACGGGGCAACGGCTTGTTTCTCGGAGTGTTGTCAATTTCATCGTTGAAAGCGTCCCACAGTTCACGGTCAACATACTGTACGGCATCGTTGAGTGCTTCCTGTGCAGTAGCATAAGCCTTGCCCCAACCGTTTTTGCCGTCACGCTTGCCGTAAAGCGTAGTAGGCGTGGTTCTCTCTACAACGGGAGCAACTTCACTTTCTGCGCTAACCACTTCACTTACAGGAGAGTTGTCGCTTGCAATATCGCTTGTCGCTTGTTTTTCGTTCTGAGCGAGCGCAATGTCCTTGCCGTATACGTTGTAACCACCGACAGGAGCAACCTGTTCGCCCTCGTCAGACAGGGAGTAGCGGATATCCTGATTCTCTGTATTGAATCTCTCAGACAGAGGAATCACATTGCCGTTGTCATCGTAGGTGACGTGATCAGCCTGTTTCAACTGACTGGAATCAAACGCAAGAATGATATTGGACTTCTTCCCGTCCGCATCTTCCCATTGTGTCCAAATGCCGTCAAAGCCTGTAATCGGAGTAAGAGAGTTTTTATAGAACTGCATAGCATCCGCATAGTCACGGATTGCCATACCAACCATGACCTCTTGAACAACATCCATGTCGCTACTATTCATATCAAGAATAGACTTTGCAACCTCTCTGTATGCAGTTTCAATGCTCACGGAATAGGTATCAACATAGTTAGATATCCATGTGTCACGAATAGCTTCACGCAGATTGTCATGATCTCCATCATCTACAAATTTCTGCGCTTCTCTCTGGCAAGTATCCTTAATGAGTTTTGCCAGTTTGGAGGAAGTAATCGTCAACTGGTCAGAGCGTGCAGGCTTCTTGATATCGGCATACATCCTTAGCTGCCTGTCACCGTATGCGGAAGTGACCTCCGAATTGTCGGAAGTGTAAATACCAAATCCCTCTGCCGTTCCATTCTTGCCACCGCTGATGGAGGTATCGAACACATTGAACTTTTCCCATGTGCCGTGATAGACAGGAAGAAGTTTGCCGTCTTCGCCACGGATTGCACTGTCTGCCATTGCCGTTTCTGCCGCTTCGTTTACCATCTTCTGTGCCGTGTCCGTGTCACCACGATTGACTGCATCCTGATAGTCAGAGTCGGAGATGGAGAACTTAGCTGTGCCGATCTCTTTCTTTCGTGCAAGGTCATCGCCCTTCAAGTCATAGATAACAGAACCGTATGTGGTGTTGTCCAGACCAGTACCACGAACATCAATGCCCTCATAGCCTAAAGACTTCATGAAAACAGTGGCAAGAGAATCGGCAGTCCGTTTCGTATCGTTATCACTTGCATCCATTTTGGCATCGTATTCGATTACATTCTGCAAGGCGCGATTTACATTATCCTGACCGAAGCGCAACCACAGATGGAAGTAAGCGTCACGGAACTTGTCATATCCCTTGTTCTTCTCACTGTCTACGGTCTCAAGCGTTTCTTTCAGGTAATCATAATATTCCGCCTTGTAATAGTCATAATCGGATTCATCAAGCGATTGCTCTGCAAACCACTCATCATAGCTTTGGATTTCAACGCCGTTCTCGTTGGCAACCTCAGTAAAAGCACGAATATTCGCCCCGATATAATCAGAACTAACGAGCATTTCTAACTCATCGTTCCAGACTTGCTCGTCATAGCCTTCTGCTCGTTCCCACGCCGAACTACGAAGATTGCTGGCGCTCATTTCTTTCGCTTTTGCTGCTTCAAGGAATTCCTGCGAAGTAAAACCGCCATCAATGACTTTGAGATTGTCATGCAACTCATACCCGTCTTTATCGTTTCGTACCCTATAAAGATTGTAGTTGTCGAACTCAACGGAGTGGTGCGGACGGTTGCCATAAGTGCTATCGCTAATTTTCGATTCGTCACCAGTGAAGTAAGTACCAGTTCCGAAATGCCCTGTTCCACGGTAATAGCCTTGTTCAATGTAAGGCTCTGCCTTGCCCAAATCGCCAGCGTGATAACCAAGAGAATACTTGGTATCAGAAACCTTGCCACCCTCTTTGTAGGCTTTCTCAAAGGCTCTCTTGACCTTTTCCAGTTCCCGCGCTTCCTTGCTGCCTGCCGTGGCTACCTTGTACAGATACTTGATTTCATCGTAAATCTTCTGGAACACATTCCTATGGTTTGTGGATAGATTGTGGATAAAATCTTCATCCGTAAACAGATAGTCACCCACCAAATCAGCGGTCAACTCTGCGTCAATGTTTGCGTCCTCAACGCCCTCATAGAGTTTCGTCAAAGCGTCATATCTGCTCTGATACTCGCCCTTGCTCTCTGCGTAGGTTTTCAGGATGTTTTGCAGTTCGGTGTAAACCTCTGTACCTTCCAGAACGTGCGTAATCTCATGGCCTACAACAGAGTTAAGAGACTTGGCGGAGTCGATATTCAGCGTTACGCCGTCTTTCGTGACAAAGCCGTTGACCGTTTTACCATCAATCGCAAAGCCAGAGTCTTTCAATTTCTGATTGTTGGCGAAATCAAAAAGAACGCCCTTGTCTGCGGAGATTTTTGCAATCATGTCCACAAACTCATGCGTTCTGTTCGTATTATTCAAGATTCCGCTGTCAATGGCTTTTTGGATAACCGTTTTCTGCTTCTCGTCATACTGAGTCAGGTCAGCTTCAAACGCCTGTCCCTTTCTCGCTCTTTCGTTGTAGCTTTCCGCAAGACGGGTATTCTGTGCCAGACCCATGACTTCGCTATCCAACTGAGACTTCAACTGATTGCGCTGTCCTTGGCTTTCCAGTGCCTTTAGCTGCTCTTTCAGTTCATTTCTCAGGTCGATTTGTTCCCCGGTCATATCTCCCTGTTTCATCTGGTTAAGCTGGTTGAATGTTTCTCGGAGAGAATCTTCGTTCTTGACGGTGTTCTGGTAGTTCTGGTAGGTTTCCCCGCCCAACACTTCCTCAATGGTGTCAATGGAGATACGGCCTTTCTCCATGTCCTTGAGAACATCATCGTAGATTTTGTCTTTCTCTTTCTTGCTGATCTTGCCGTCTTTCTCCGCTTCGGCTACTCTGTTGTCAAATTCCTTTTCAGCAACCTTCTGCTCGTTTTCGGAGAGTCCAGATACAAAGTCACGCCCTGTTTCGATGGATTCCTTTAGACTGCCGCCCTTCATCCCCGGCACAAGTCCGCTCTGGGAGATGCCGCTTGTGACTGCGCCGACAACAAACTGCTCCATCAGATTTTCGTCCTTAACCAACTCGGACAACTTTTTCTCGTCCATGTAGGTTAATTTCTTGCCAACCGCAGAGCCGATTCCTGCAAGGACTTCTTCAACGCCGTCCGCAGATGCTTTTACGCCAAACTCAACAAAGTTCTTTGCTACATGGTTGGTAATTTTACTAGCAAGCTTCTGTGCAAACACATCATCCAGACTAGACAAGCCTTTGCTCAAGCCAAGTGCCTTAACGGTTTTTCCAAGACCGCCGAAAATCATTTCAGAGCCAGCGTCAACAACACCCTTGATAAGACCGTATACCGCCGCTTCTTCGTCTGTAGCACCGCTTTCGTATGCTTCGCTCATACCAGAACCCATACTGCTGACACCCATTGCGCCTGTTGTAACCGCCGTTGTACCAGCAACACCAAGTCCCGCAGCACCAGCCAGACCGCCAGTCAGAATGATTGTGCCGACTTGTCCAATGCCCTCTGCTACTGCATCACTCGTTCTGCCTAACAGGGAGTATCGGTCTAAATAAGAGTCTGTTTTCTTGAAAGCGTTGTCGATGGCGTTTTCTTTCGCCTTAACTCTCAGCTTGTTAGCGTAATCATCATGCCCGGTAACATCTGCAATTCCAGCAACGCCGTATCGTCCTGCGTCAAGGATTCCTTCAACCAGTTTTGAAGCACCCTTAACCACGCCAACGGTAGCATCTCCGGCAGTGCCAAGAATGGCTTTACTGACATCCCAAGCCTGATATCCGTCCTCAAATGTGCCTTTCTGGAAGAAGTCAAAACCTTCGTCTTCTTTTGCCCCTCTTGTTTTGATAGGGGCAATGTCCTCTTTGTTTCCGCCGCCAAGGGTATATCTGCCGACCTGTTTTGTCTTAACTCCGCTTCTACCGCTTTTGACAGGGGCAATGTCCTCGTCTTTTTTCTTTTTCTTCTTTTTGCCGCTAATTTGCTCGTTCAGCCATGTTGTACCACCATAGGCAGAAGAGCCGTACTGTTTTTCCAGCTTTTCCGCTTGCTTTTTTGCTTTCTGTTCGAGAAAACTACTTGCCATTGTTCATCACCCCTCAATACCCGAATAACTCCTTCTGTTTTGCCGCATAGCCTTTTGCGTCAGGAGTGACATTCTTTGCTTTCTTTCCAACCCATGTGTATTTCAGACCGCTGCTAGTTTTCGTTTCCTTAACAGTGCCGTCTTTCACATAGGCGTATACCTCAGTCCAAGAGAAACGACCATGACCGGGAATCTCAACCCAGCTATCACCGTGTCTGTTGACAACCCCGTTGCTTTCTCTGTTGGTTTCACCCTTAGACGGGGAAGTTTGCTTTACGCCGCCAGAATAACTCTTGTTGGTTGTCTTGCTTCGGTTTTTGGAGTAGTTAGAATTGGATGCGCCCCGACCGCCGCTACTCCCTCTGACCGGGGCTTCAGCTTTTTTTGCTTGTTCTTTCTCCCAATTAAACTGCGCCTTTTGCAGTGCCAGAGTATTGTTGTACTGTCGGATTTCCTCTGCCATGCTCTCGTTGTACTGTCTGACTTCCTCTGCCAAAGCGTTCTCGGTGTTAAGCTGCGCCAACACATCCTTATAGCGACCGTAATACCGATCATCCACTTCCATACCCTTATCGGTCTTTGCCATGATAAGAGTGTTCTTGTACTGGAATCCCTCAAGGGCAAGTTCAAGCTGTGTCTGCAAGCCTTGATATGCGATTTCTGCCAATGCCGCATTGTTCTGTAGTCTGGCATCCTTAATGGCGTTGTCGTAGTTCAAAATCGCTCTCTGGTAGGCTTCTCTCGCCGTTGCGACACGGTTCTGGTAGGTGTTATACATACTCACCTGAGAACTCTCGGCAAAGCCTGTCCCGGTCATGCCCTGTGCCGCCATAGCTTCGGCGTTTGCGCCGTATTCTCCGCTCTGCTTCTGCCAGTCTACATATGCGCCAGACTGTTCCTTTGTATAATCTTTCTTCGCTTGGTCTTTCTGCTGCTCAATCTGTTCAATGGCAAAGTCGGTCTGTTCCTGCTGGTTCTTCTTCTGGGTTTCCGTCCACTTTTTCGATGCGTCAATCTGAGCGTTGTAGAAATCGTCAGACTGGTTAATCATCGTGTCATAGGTCTTGTTAAGCTGCTTCAAAGCCTGTTGCTTCTGCGCTTCGACCTTTTCAAAGCGATCATCTGAATAATTGATTGTATAACTCACTTTATCTGCCATCTTCTCACCCCTCAACGCTTGATGTAGCCGCCAATGAAGCAAGACAAAGTAATCGTTTCAAGGCTGAATCTAGTCTCGGAATAAAACTTCAACTGGATATCCTTGAATTTCTTTCTCTTGATTCTGCTGACAAAGTAATCTGTCACGTTGTTATATGTGCCGATCAACTCAAAGTCTGTGTCCTCTAACTTGGCATACAGGGAAATGTCCCCCGTTGCTTCTGCGACACAACCCCGTTTATTTGTCGTTTTCAGTAGATATGGAGCGTTAAACTTGTCTTTGGGAGTTACCCAATAACTCTCCACATTCCCTGTCCCGGTCAGCGTGTAAATGCCGTCCTCTGTGCCTAAATACAAAACGCCGTTATTCACTCTGGCACAAGTGACTTTCTTCTCAAGACTCCACGCAAACCATTCGTATTCATAGTGGTTCTCGTTGTTAAACATGGCTCTGGAATCCGCCAGATATGCCTTGTCACCGATAAAGACAAACAGATATCCTTCCCATTCCTCAAGAATCATGTTCTTGTAGTCAGTCTCGGCAATCATCTTTCTATCAACAAGAGAACTTCTGTGCGCCACAACCTGTTCCGTGGTAATGTCGCCGCTGATACCCTCCATTCCTCTATCGGAGAAGAAGATAATGTCATCGTTGAAATTGATAGCCTTACCAACGCAGCCAGTAGTGATACTGGAATGTTGGGACGGATAAATCTTGCCGTAGTCGTTGTCGATAGTCGGCGTATGATAGAACACCGTTGTATTAGCGTCAGACGGCTCTCTAAACACCCACAGAGCGTTGTTTCCTGCCACCAGACCGTTTACCTTGGCGTTGTCCAAACCTTCGTTGTAGTAGTCCAAATCGCTGCAATAGCCGGGGTCATTCAGACTGCAATGCCATACCGTGTTCGGGTAATCATCGTTGCCGCTGAAAAACACACGATTATCAAATACTTGGAGCAGTTTGCACTTGAGAATCTTTGCGCTTGCCCCGGTATCTTTCGTAAACTCAACAGACACATTGTCCTGTCCGTCAGTTAGAGGAACAGCGGGAGCAGTGGTAAAGGCAATCATGCCCTTTTCCAAGTTCACTGTGTAATTGGTCACAGTCTCGTCATTGACCTTTACTTCGGTAACAGAGTCAATGTTCTGCGCGTCCAAGTAAAAGTCTACGCTTTCACCGTCCGCAAGAAATGTATTGATTCTGCCCGGGGACATCATATTGACATCCTCGTGGATTGTTCCACCGCCAGCGGGTTTTCTGCCAATGGATGTAGTCGGCACATATCCCTCTACCTCTTTGATGGTTGTACCATCATAGACGAGATAGTGCAGACCGTCCTTGAAATACCACTTGTTCTCATACACAAAGCTGTCACTCTCTGCCTGATTCAAGTTTGAGTAAATAATGCTCTTTGCGCCGCCAGAAGTGACCGTGTAAAGGTTTTTCCCGCTATGGACAAGCATCTTGCCATTAAAGAAAAAAATCCCATATACATGGGACGGGAAAGATACCCTTAACTCCATACTGGGACGAGTTTCAATGCTGATTGTTTTTTTGTAATTTCGCCAAATGTTAAGACAGTCAGGTGATCTGTTTAAGCTAACCTCGTCACCCCGTAGGTCACATCCACGAAAATTTCCGTAAATACGGGAAATCAAATCCCCGGTATCTGCCATGACATCACATCCTTTCAACAAAAAAGGAAGCTGATTACTCAGCTTCCTTGTATCTCCAATGGTATCCTCCGGCTGTTCGCCGTTCCCCAGCGCAACAATTGTTGATGCTCCGTCTGCATATATGCGTTTGTTCGGCGGCGTATACGATGCTGTAATATTCCACCCCTGTTTCTATGCAGATGACACCTCTGCCTTGCTTAGCTCTGCGCTCGTCAGTAGTCTTTTGCAAGCCCGTATCCCATGCGTGTTGCACGTTTTCACTGACGCTACACCACTCAAGATTACATACATTGTTATTTGTTTTGTCACCGTCAATGTGATTTACCTGTGGTTTATTTTCTGGATTTTGTATAAACGCAATAGCAACAAGTCTGTGAACAGGCATAACGTGGTGTTGCCTGTTTACCATAAAGTTCACAATGCGGTATCCTTTGCGATTAACAGAAAAAGAAAGTTCTCTCCCTTTGTGGTGGTACACCCCACCGTTCTTGCGAGGGACAACCCTGTCAAGACTTCTGACACAACCATCGGAACTCACTTGATACAAACCTTCGTAGCCAACTACATCTTTCCAAATTTCCATGTTTACCGCCTTTCTGTAAACAGCCTTAATAGGAGCGGGGAAGTGCCGTAAGGCTTCGGCACTTGTCGGGAGCTACCCTATCCCCAAGGAATATTATACCAGAATAACAATTAAATGTCTACGCCACCATCAATAAAAATAGACGGCATAGCATATCTTGGATCGAGCCGCTGCAACATCGACTCATAGCGTGTTGAATATACAGAGCCGTATTCTGCGCTGACATCGCTTTTAAGCAAATCGCCAGCTATTCCGTATGGGAGAATTTCAAGTGCATCTGCGCTCAGTTCAAACTCATACGCCTTGTCTCTGGTCGTTGCTGTGATTCTCTCAGGGAATACAAAAACATCAATTTCTGCTGTGCCGCTACTCAAAGCCTTGATGATAGTCCCGTTTGCCTTGAGAGCGTAGTCAACACCGCCCACAAGACTGATTTGGTAAATCTCATATCCGCACTTCTTCTCGATGGCGGCAAAGTCGATGGTGTCACCCTCGTTGACTTCCAATTCCACATATTTAGGAATCTTCTTCATCCGGGCTAACTCGAACATGATTTGGTTCGTGACTTCGTTAATCTTCGCAGAAATATCAGGGTCATCGGTCAAAAGTTCGCTGTTGGGATTGAGTTCTTCAATCATGCCCAGCACCTTGATTTTCATGTCTTTAAGGTTCATGTAATCACCCCTTTATTCGTGTTCGTGTGTGGGGTATTCTCGTCCCTCAATGCGGTCAATACGCAAATGCGCCTGTTTTGCACTAGCTTCCACGGCTGCCAGCTTCGTGGCAAACTCCGTGTTGATTTTCCGTTGTTCCCGTTGTTCGTTCTTAATTTCGTCCGTGTTCGCCTTGATATAGCCTAACTCAGTCAGCATTACTCCGCTCTGCTGCCCCTCGCTTTTATCGTCCTTGGACTTATTGCGGGAGAAGGTGGCAATGGCAATCATGCCACCTATCACCGTAAACAGTAGAGCAATGGAAACATACTCTACCATTACGCTCCCCCCAGAATTTCAGTAGCTTCTTCTTTTGTCAAAATCCCTTTTTCCACGGCATCCAGAACCATGTCATCCGTCCACAGTCCTTGCTTGTACCACTTCGCAATTTTGTTCTTCATGGCTTACACCTCCAACAAAGTGTCCGTCATCATTGCCGTATATGTGACCTGCGCTTCGATGATATCGAGTTGTGTCGGTTCCGGCTCCGTAGGTTCCGGCAGACTGGCTTTCCACGCTTCCCACGCTTCCGTGTTCGGTGTCACTGTTCCGTTTTCCACGATAACAAAGCCGTTATACGCAAAGAACACTGCCGCCTGTTCATCGTTCAGTTCAATGCAGCCGGGAAACGGCTGATTTTTCGGGTTCGGATATGCCCCAGACGGATTAGGTTTGCTGTCAATATAGATCATGTCGTTTCCCTCCTTTAGCCGATGGCAACATATTGGAATGCAACTCCACTTTGGTTTAGTTGTCTGGTTGCAGTTGTGTTTGCATCTACGCCGAATTGATAGTAGTACCAAGAAAGCGTATTGCCGCTCAATGAGCAATTTGTAATTCTTTCAGCAGAGTCGCTGGCGCTACTCAAACCGACATTTGCGGGCGGAATAAACGCACCCCAATAACGATCACTGTTTGAACTCTGCGGAATTATAAAAACAAATTTCGGCGCAAAACTAAACGTTAGACTGTTGGGGTTACTTTCACCACCAGTTCCCGTACCAGTATAGCTGCCTGTGGCAATTTTTGCTTTTGTATTTGCCAGTGCTGTCATTGCAGTAGTGACACCCGAATCCTGTGCCTTAACCAAAGACCACAGTTCAGCCAGACCAGTTTCATCTAAAAATGCCATATTTTATCCTCCTTATGTGCAGATAGCACGGATTTGTTCAGTAGCAATCGGCATCTGTTTCGCAACCTCTTCTGCAACAAGTTCACCAACAGAACCGATTGCCACTTCTCTTGCCACTTCTGCCGCATATTCAGAAACAGCTTCGAGTGCTGCTTCTTTTGCAACGGTTGAGGATTCGCTTACAATCGCTTCGCCCGTTGCTTTGGCATCCGCACACGCTCCGCTGATACTCAGTGTCTTATCCACTACAAAGGTATGGATTTTACCGCTCAAGGACGCATATTCCGTCTTGGCAGTTCCTTCAATACTCATAGTATCGCTCCTTTCTTAAAGAGAAGCACCACCCCGTAGGATGGTGCTTTGTTGATTAAACCTTCTTGTCAACTCATTCAAAATACGGTTGATGTTCAATTAAACCGTTTACTACGCATCTACCTAAATGTTTACCACCCAAGGTATTGGGGTGTGTTCCATCAGAAGAATACAGCGCATTTCCCATTGTGATTTTATTGAGAAAACATTTCGTTCTTGCATCAATCACAGGAATCCCCCACAATTTACCAACTTCTACCATAGCTTCTGCTACAGCATCAGCATTGATTGTAGTTGACTGAATTGGCGTAACCAAATATATGGGTACATTTTTCGGTTCGGTACTGCGGGTTAAACTGCTATAATCAACACCATCGTAGTATCCCTCAGACAGTCTCCATTTGTAGTACAATTTGCTTATAAGCAAATTCAATGCACCAACAACCGTGTATCCTTCGACATTAGTTTGAGATATTACGCCTATTTCTCGTCCTCCATATGCGTCATTAGTGCCACCCATGATTACGCCAAAATCGCTATCCAAGTCAATCGCATTTACTCTTTCGTCTTTATAAAATGCCGTAGTTCCTGCTTGCCCAGAAATCATTGTGCCAGATATTCCGCAATTTTGATAAGAAGACAAGCCTAACTGTTCAAGAACATACGGTTGCCACATATCGTGTGCCACAATGCTGTCCCCTAAAGTAAACATTTTCTTTCCGGCAAAACTTGTGGCACTTTCCACCTGCACAGATGGCAAATAATCCGATTTGATTTTCTTTGTATATTCATATTGAATGTACTCGTTTGGAATTTCGCCATCATCATTGATAAACACCATATAATTTCGCATGGTGGTTGAAAAACAAATTCTTACATACTTTGCGTTTGGCAATTTATCAACTACTGCGGTTCCACCGTATGTAGATTGAATGAAGTTCTTGTTGGCATCATATTGTGCCACTCTTTCATAAATTATATTGCTTGTTCCTTGTACTTCGTTGAAAACGCAGGGAATAATTCTTGAGCCTGTGATTTCTATAAAATCACTTACAAAATTACTGTCCCACGGATCAACTTGCCCCGTTGATACATTCAACCTACCCTGTGTAACTCTATTTATATCAAATAAATTAAGGGATTGCGTTACGGTGAACATATCGGTCACTTCACCAAAAAGACCACCAAACTGTCCACGGACAGCCTCACCAGCGGTAGGATATATCACGCCATCCGCACCCACACGAACATCTTTCAACTCATAGTCGTAAAGCGAATAACTCATGGTGACAGACCCAGCACCAGAGGGTGCAACCGTCACGCTGTCCTGCGCTCTGATGGACATATAGTAGCCGTTGGTATTGTGGTTGATACTGTATTCCAGTCCGTCCTCCGTGTGAATCAGACCCAAATACATAGGACGGCAATCAACGGGGATAACGAACAAGTCAAGCGTTGTGCCGCCGTAAATCAGATTGGCTTCACGGAGATTCACCTTGATATTGGCAAATACGCCGTCAGACTCAATACGACCGTCAATCTTGGCTTTCGTGCTATCGGTGATTACTTCCAGATAATCAAGGTTCTGCGACAGGCTAGGCTTATCCATTGCAATCAGATTGTTGAATCGCTCGGTCAGTTCCTTGCCGCTCTTCTCAGTCTCTTTAATCTTACCCGTCAGTCTCTTGTCCACAGTCTCAAGGTCATTCTTGAGCAGCGTCACCGCTCTTGCGATTGCCTTGTTCTCGACAGGACGGGAAGAAGTCAAATCCAAATCGGTATCGACAACGGGAATGTCCTCCGGGGTTACAGGCTCGTCAACCATGTCCTTACCTTCCGGGAACAGCTTGAAAATCTTTGCGCCGTCCTCGTCATAGCCTACAATAGTCTGAGGATTGGTATAGGGGTTCAATTCGATCTCATACCAATAGTCGGTAGGTTTAGAGATAACATCACCAATCTTTGTGTCCTGCTCACTCAGGAACACGCCTACACTGTCAGTCTTTGCAACAACGGGGAAGTCCTTGGACATGACTACGTTCTCTGCGTCTTTCTTTGCAAAGATTTTCATACGGACAATATCGCCCGGTTGGAACTCATACGGATTGCCTGTGCTGTCATCCAGTGCGGACACATTCAGGCATACGATATCGCCCCTAGTCGCATAGATGGATAAATCATCGTTTACAACAAACATTTACTCACCCCAAATCCTTAATGTTTTCTAAGTCCCCAATCGCTTCCGGGATGGACACAAACTGCTCTACGGGTTTGATGTAGCCACGCCCCTCGTCCTCAAAGATAAGGATATCCCCGTTTTTCAGGTGGATTGTGGTATCATACACGCTTTCAAATTCTTCGCCCTTGACCTTGGTAACGCTGTGAAACTCTAGGTTTTCAATCTTCTGCTCCACATGCTCATTTTTGTATTCCAGTACCGTATCCTCATCCACACGAATACCGGGATATAACTGAATGTCTGGCTTTCTGATATAGTTCTGCATGGTTTACCCTCCTTTCGTCAGTGCATATACCCTATACATTCACGAAAAGGGGGGAGGATTTCTCCTCCCCCATAAGGGCATCAGCTATGCGCTGTGCATCTCTCTTCGTGAGACTGTACCGCCCTTATTAAGCAGTAGCAAGAACCTGAATACGATCCTCGTCAATGACCTTTGCGCCGTAAACATCCAGACCCTTAACGATGTCTGCAAAACGCTTCTCGGCACGGCAAGCCTCGACCTTCTCAAGCTGACCTGCGAAAGCGATAGCCTTCTTGCCACGGACGCAGCCGGGAGTCTTCAGGTTGTTGGACATAACGACCTCGAAACCGTCATACATACCGACAATACCCTTCTTGATGTATTCGGGGTTGTTGGTGGACAGAGTAATCAGGTTGTTCTTGAACAGGTTGTAGGCGGCGGGAGTGATTTCGATAACGCCCTCTTCGGCAAAGTTGCGCTGACGCAGAGCAACGATAGCATCATCAACGCCCTTCTTGAAGCCTTCCTCGTCCATAGTAACGGTGGTCTTGTTGGTAGCAGAGTTAATCAGAGTGGCAACATAAGTGTCACGGGCAACAGCCAAAGCGTGAACACTCTTGCGCTGATACTCTTCGGGCAGACCGGGAACGGACTGTGCCTTATCAACATCGTCCACATAGAAAGCGAAATACTTGGCCTGATCGATAGTCAGAATCTGACCTTCATCGCTCATGTCCTCGATGGTGATATCAGCACCAGTGTAATCACCGATGGTAGGCTCACCAACGCCCAGAATCTTAACAGACTGAGCATACTTGCAATCGCCCTCGTAGTCACGCAGACAGTTGTTGACCAGCTTGCACTCCAGTTCCAGTGCGTCCAGAATCTTCTTGCTCCATACCTGCTGAATAAAGTTAGTTACTGCCATGATAATTCCTTCCTTTCATTTCGGAGGGAAGCATTACCATTTCAGCATTGATTTCTCAATAGCGGCGAACAGTGCCGGGTTCTTGTCAAAGTCTTTCTTTGTAAACTGCCGTGCTTCTTCCACGGTGTAGAAGTCCTTAACCCCGTTATCGCCGCTCTCGCTGTTCTTCATGCTTCCCATAGTTTTGATTTCTTTCTTGGGTTGTGTCTTGTGGTAGATATCATAGATATCCTTGATGGGAGTGTTGGGATTGAACTTACTTGCAAAGTCCTTGAACTCCCGACTGCCATACACTTCCTCTGTCACGCCGATTTTGGACAATTCCTTGCCACGCTCTGCGTTCTGTCTGTGTTCTGCCAGTGCCTTGAATACTGCCTTTTCTCTAGGACTCATATTCGCCGCTCCCAGTGCAGCCAGACGGTCAACTTCCTCGACAACCTCATCAAAGCCGCCACGGATGATCTCGTCTGCTTCTGCCTGTGCCAATACCTCAATGTCCTTTGCATTGTAGGTAGGCTTTTCAGGAATCTTGATACCTTTCTGTCGGTAGAACTCTGCGAAAGTGTCTGTCATTTCCTCGACACTCTCTTTGCCAGTGCCAGCTTTCAAAACCTCTTCCAGACCGCCGTACTTCCTCTGATAGTCCTTTTCGATTTTGGCTTTGGCTCTGGCTTTAGCCTTGCCCACGATTGCATCCACTTCCTCTTGAGTGTATGTCTTAGGGACAGGGGTTTCTTCTGTGGTCTGCTCCACATTTTCAGTCTGTTCGACAAGGATTTTCTCTTCGCTCATGCGAATCTCCTTCCTATTTTTGATGGGGTTTGTTTCCCCGTATTCCATGTGCTTTTAATGTCATCAATGCTTGGACAAATAAAAAAGCACCCATACGGATGCTTAATTATTCTTCATCGGTTTTCTCTTCTGCTTCCTCTGTTTCTTCGTCTAGTTCTGCTTCCTGTTCAGCATACTCGGCTTCGGTTGCTTCAAGCTGTGCCATAGCATCGTCAATCTGCGCCGCCTGTCCGTCAGGGTCTTCCATCAAGAACTGCGCCGCTCTCTGTTGCATCATCTGTGCCTGTGCTTCAATCACGGCAATCTTGCGCTGTTCTTCCTTGATATGCTCGATGGCTTCCTTAATCTTCTGCTTCGGTGCTACGCTGTCATCGTCCAGAACTTCCGCATAGGTAGCCAACTCACTGACTCTCTGAGAGTGGAAGAAACCGTTGAGCAACAGGTTTTCAATGGTCTGCTCCTGCGCAAACTTGTCATAGACACCCTTGGGAGTAATGTCAATCTTGACGGTAGCCTGTAGCTGTTCCAGAACGGATTGAGGAACATTGACTACATTTACAACCTCTTCCTGTGTCTGTGGGTCAATGTCCACTTCTTCAAGGTTGACACCATCAACGGCATATACAATCAGGTATTCCAGCCAGATTCTAGCCAAATCCTCAAGGAAGTTCTTGTAACTCTCTTTCTGTTCGGTCATAGGTGCTTGAGAAGCCTGCTGCACTGCCAGAATCGCTCTACCAGAAGCGCTCTCCGGGTTGACCTGTCCAGTTGCGGTATCACCAGCACCAGCCAAATCTCTAGTTACCTGAATCAAGTCCTCCTGTAGCTGCTTGACATCGGGAGACATCTGCGCCGGGGGAATCGTGCCAACAATCTTGTGTACATCGTCTACGGGCTGACCGTTGGTTCTGATTGTGCCGCCTACAGTGTTCAGTGCGGCAGGATTGGCAATCTTAGAGATATCGACAACCTTCTGCGGGTATGCCTGATACTTGACTGTCAGAACTCGTCTAACCTCGGTGCGGTTTACTTCAATCTGGTTCGGGATGAGATATCTAACTTCGCCCTCACCACGGGCGGAACCCTCTTTCTCTTCCCAGTTCAAGTGTGCGATAGGATAGATGGAAAGACCTGTATCAACCTCTCCCGCAATCTCTACCCACCGTGTACCGACATCAAAGTGTACTGTGCCGTCCTTCTTGAACATCTTGTAGACGACAGTAACCATGTTGTCCAGTTCCAGCTTAGCCGCTTCTCCGCTTTCCTCAAAGGTATCGTTATCACCAACGATAAACGGAATCTTGCTGTCACTCATGCCTAGGCTCAACGCCAACTCAATAGCATTGACAACAGGCATACGCTTACGAAACAGGATATACGGCTGACTCTGAATGTCATCGTCATTCTCATTGCCGTAGTAGATATCGTTCTTCTTGACGATTTCATTAATGGGCATCATGCTTTCCTCGTCAAAGTTGACGTATATAATGCCCTCGTCATTGATAGCTGCATCCTTTGTGATACGCCGTCCCTTGAAGTCCAGCTTATCTTTCTCCCACACTCTCGCCGCATAGCGGTTGAGCATGTCGCAGTATCTACCGCTCTCTTTCTGGAACTCTCTGTTTTCGTAGTTCTGAGAAGAGTAGTTGATAGCATACAGATTGTCGTGGATGACAGAAATCTTGTACTTCACAATAGGTTTGATGAAGTTCTTCTGTACGGGTTCTACATCACCCAGCTTTGCCCCCGCCCATTGATCGCCGTTATACATGCGATAGTTGCGGTCAGTGTCAACGTAAATACCCGTCTGTCTGTGATAGTTGCGCCCCTTCTCATAGAGCGTCCAAATAGGAGTCTCTTGGATTTCTCTGATGTCCACTTACTCACCTCCCCGGCACATCTTCCTGTCTGCGCCCCGTGCCGTCATAACTCTCAATATTGCGCATGATGGTTTCAAGTCTCTCTTGTTCCTTCTGCGCTTCTCTCTTTTCCTCTCGCTCCCGGTATGCTTTCATGGGGTTTACCTTTGGAGTCTCAATTGTTTCGCCTTTACTCACCGCCTGTCCCACCTTCGCCCCGATGACGAAACAAGCAATGTTTGTCAGTCCCATGACTGCAAGCAGTAATGCTTCCATGTTATCCCCCTAAAATGCGCTCATAAAGCCAAAGGCCAATCTGCATGATTGCAAATGTAGCCAGAGCGCAAAATGCAATTACACCCAAATCTTTTAACACTTTCATGCTCCCCCTCTTATACGATGGTCATTTCCTCGCCGTAGTCGTACTGTGTTTCCACGCTCCGCTCCACATTGAAGCGGTACTGACTAGGAACAATGATAGGCTCGTTCAGGAATATCACCTGATCTCTTATCTCATGCGCAATGGCTAGGCTCATCATCTGGTCATCATGTCCGCCCTGTGGTGCTTCAATGCGCCCCTTCTCATTGCGTACAATCGTCAACAATTCTTCTAACGTGTCCTTGTCATTGATGGTGTCGCAATGCTCTCTCACTATCTCTATCAGCTTAGAAATGATAGTAGGCCGTGTTAAACTCGTTGTCTTAAAGCCAAACCTCTTCTCTGTCTTCCCGGTGTATGTGTCCTGTGCCTCTCTGGTGTATTGCTTCGGATAGCCTAACCTCTGCAACTCTCTGATAGGATAAGAGTCAAAGTTAGCTTCAATGCCTATCAGAGCATCCCTGTAGTATTTGCCTAGACAGTACATTTGCCGTGTGTATTGGTCTGCGTCAAACTGGTGTCGCAAGTGTGCCACTTGTTTCCCGGTCTTTGCATCAATCACATCGGACACAAAGAAATCGCTTCCCTCGCCAGCCGTGTCCCCGCCTATTGCAAAGGCGGTGTCGTAAAGCTGGTTAGGAAGCGTGTACAGCTTGATATATCCGCTCTTGTCATTTACCCATTGAATGTTCGTTATCTTGAGTCCGTCATAGTCATACTTGAAATACCCTGTCTTAATCGGCTTTTCAAGCGTTTCTAGGCGTTTTTGGATTGCCCTAGCATCGAATACTGTCTTGCCTAAAATGCCCCACTGACCCAAGCAATAGACGTTGTAGGTATATTCGTCAGTGCGTTTCAAATCCTCAAGTGCTGCCCGGTCATCATCCGTCAGAAACTTGTTGTCTTTGTATGTGGAGAAACAGACTGTTGCTAGTCCGCTATCAATGAAGTGTCCCTTAATCCAGTGTTGGATATTGATAGGGTTGAATGACAAGACCATTTGCTTCTTGCTCTTACCACCACGGAGACGCACCTTCAATTGGTTGATATCTGCTTCCTGTGTCTCTGTGGCTTCTTCCACCCAGATGTCCGTCAACTCACCATTCTCAAATGTGATTGACTTAATCTTTTCAACGTCATCTAGGCCAGCAAAGGCAACCTCATTCCCTGTCAGCTTGCACTTGATACGCATATCGCTCTCATTGATCTTGAAGTGTTCTGCCAGATTCCAGTTAGAGATAACATGCTTCAATAGAGGGAATGTACTCTTTCTGTTTGTATCGCCTGTCTGACGCACAACAAGCACATTGCATCGTCTAGGATGAATCAGTTTGTATATGTACCGCTCTGCTATGAAATAGCTTTTCCCGGAAGAACCGCCACCATAGAACACAAGGTATCTGTCTTCGTTATCTAGGTACGGCAGATATACGTCATTGAAAACCTTTTTAGATAGCTTGATGTCTACTTTCATTCGTCCACCAACTCTATGCTAATTTCAATGTCTCCCTTGACATCTGCGCTGACCTCCTGCTTAGTAGAGAACTCGTCTTTGTTCCTGCGTTCCAGCCACCACACGGAAAGCCCTGTATCGCCGTTTTCAATGGCTTCTACTACATTCAGCTTTGCTCTAGTAGACGGATTACTTCTCAATTCATCGATTCTGTTAGAAAAGTCTGGGTTTTTCTCCAAATAATCATAGAACGCTGGTCTGGAAATATCCGCATAGTGACAGCATTCTGTGATGTTCAGTCCCTTCATAAATCCGTATTCTAATTTACTTACAACCTCTGCCGTCATTACGGTTGGTCTTCCCATCTTATTCTCTGCCATTATGCTTCACCCTCTTTCTAAAAAAGACCAGCGCATTACGCCAATCTTGGTCGTACTCTACAACTTGGTAGAGCCGATAAAATTATCGGTGGGGTCTTAGGAGTGTGACTCCCCTCGCCCACCCACCATCGGTCACAGCGATGTAAAACACCTTTTCTCCAACTAGTATGCACAGGCATTATCGCCCGTGGGAGATAAGTGGTCTTACCGACATCTATATGTGCTTTCGCACTGCCAGCTAGTGGCTAGGTTTACGCACCATAGGCGAGGCCATACACCCCGCCCCCGGAGATAGGGTATTTAACAGCGTTCCCCTTATGGGTAAGAAAAGCTGCTGGTGCTTAAACGCAAAAAAGACACCCCCATTACGGAGATGTCTTCCTCACTTATTCTAGTTTATATCATAGTTTCTTTTACAGATACATTCAAGGGATAGAAGAAACAGTTAGGTACATTCTTTCATTGCTTCCTGAATCGCTCTATAAATAAAAGCATCCATTTCCGCAAGTGATTCATCAGTAAACCAATCTCGATTTTGCATGATACAGCTTCGCCCCATTCCGTCATATTTTCCGTGGTGAGCAATCCTGTGGTGCTTATGACATAATGTGATACCGTTACGCACATCGAGCGATAGTTCCGGGTTCTTGCTTACAGGAATCATATGGTGCGCTTCTAACCTCTCTGTAACGCCACAAAAACGACACCGCTTCCCATCTCTTTCTTTTACAGCTTTCGCCCAGCTTGGTCTATTCGTCATTTCTCCATATCCCTCTCTAGCAGTTCCACGATCAACTCAGTTAGGCTCTTATCTTTTGATTCTGCGTGTGCCCGGTATCTTGCTTTGTCTCCCTTTGGAAGATTCATGGTCAGCTTGTCACGATTCTCTTTCATATACTTCATTGTGCGCTCTTTCGCCTTTTCATTGTATGCCATTGATACACCCCCTTTGTTTTCTTATATAGTATCACCGCAGCCGCATAGCCGTCTATATGCGATACCACCAATTACACGGCTATATCTTTGGCTGTTTTGTCAATTGAAATATAGCCGTCTATACGCTATGATTGAGTCAGAAAGAACGACACGGAACAAAACACAAAAGGAGATAACGACAATGACTACTTACTTCATTAACTGCAAGAACCTCGATGAACTCAAGAAAGCATATAAGAAAGCCGCTATGGAACATCACCCCGACCGGGGCGGCGATACCGCAACCATGCAGGAGATCAACGCAGAGTATGAAGCACGGTTTGAAGTACTGAAGCGCAGCCACAACGAACAGGCAGCAGAGGATACCACTGGACGCACCAAGGCAACCACCGAAAGCGCAGGAGACTTCATTGACATTATCAATCACCTGTTCCGCATGGATGGTCTTGAGATTGAGTTGTGCGGTCGCTGGCTCTGGATTGGCGGCAACACCGTAAAGCATAAGGAAGCACTCAAGGCTTGCGGGTGCAAGTGGAGCAGCACTAAGAAACTGTGGTCTTGGCACTTTGCGGAAGAGGGAAGCGGCTGGCACAGAGGACACAAGAGTATGTCCTATATCCGTAACAAGTACGGCAGCACCACTTTTAACCGTGAACAGGCAGAAGTTCTCCCGGCTTGACCGGGAGACTTCCAGAAAGGAGCAGCCCATGACAACCGCCCTTATTATTATCGGACTAGCCACCCTTACAAACTGGCTGTTTAAGATTATTGATATCATAGAAGAACCTATAAAGAGAGGGAGTCGTTAAGACTCCCCCTTTTTTTCTAGTATTCTTTGAACACTCGCAATGGCTCGTCCATTCGTCGTCTTTACCCAGTCATAACTTTTGTTATACTTGTCTGCGATCTCTTGTAATGTCTTGTACTGGATAAACCGCATATGGGCAACATTGTACTCTATCGGACTATCTAATTGTTCGATGGTAGAAACAATCTCCGTCTTTTCTGCTGCCAGCTTGTCAACCGCATCGGATATTTTTTCTTCCATGTCGATACACTTGTTGAGCGCATCAGCCATCTTTGATTTGCTCCCGGAAGACTGGACTCTCTCACCGCCCATATTAGCCGTGATAGATAACGCCAAGTCGTGCCATTGTCTTTGTTCAATCAGTTTGTTATGTACTACGGTATCAATCATTTCCACCCGTTCAAGATACCGTTGTGCTTTACTTTTCTTCCTCACATACGCCCCTCCCGGTTACATTTTGTATCTCTCTTCAAACGGAACAAAATCGTCCCCCAGCAATTCTTGCAATCTATCGTCCAGCTTTGCTTTTGTGTATTCCAGAGACTTATCATCTTTTGCGTCTGCCAGTGTCATTTCTGCAATCTCGTGAGCGTATCTGACAAAGGCATTGTTGAACTCAACCAGCTTTTCACCCTTGCGTTGAAATACCTCGTTTGCCGCCAGAATCGCAGCATCAGCACACCAGCGAATGGTAAACAGCCGTTGGTGGTGCATTTCCGCCTGTTTCTGCGCTTGCAGTTTCAGTAAATAGGCGTTAGGCTTTGGCATTTGTTGCCCTCCTATGAATCTCTTGATTTGAACTGCCGTACATCTGCCCTTCGCACCGCAGTTCTTCGATATACTTGCCTGTTACCAGAACATCGGCTCTGTTTGCTAGTTCCGTGTCCTTGATTTCCTCATAGTCAAATCCCGTGTAAACCCACACATTGACATCGGGCAACAGGTCAAGAAGTTTTAAGCACTCTTCCTGCTGATAAAATGGGTCGCCACCGCTAAGAGTGATTCCGTCCAGCATGTGTGCGTGCTTCAAGTATTGAATCGCAATTCGCTTTGGGTCTGCGTCATACCCACCATCAAAGCCCCACGAATCGGGGTTGTGGCATCCTTTGCAATGATGGGCGCACCCTTGAACGAAGACGGTGAATCGTGCGCCATCGCCGTTAGCAAAAGAGACAGGCAGAATACCGTGTACTCTCATGTTTCCTCCTTGTACGGCTGTTTGAGCCAGTCTAAAATGTGCCGTTCACAATCGCCGTCACAATCGGGGATTCCATACTCAACGAACGATGCCTCTTCATATTCGGGACAATAGTGACAGACACCAAAGCATTCCAGAAATACCGCCAACTCCTCGTCGGTCGCAGACCGGTAGTGGTCGGCGTTGGTCTTGGGCTTTCGCGCTCTTGGATAGTCCAGATAGGGCGGATAATCTTTAATCATACTTCCTCCTTAATTACAAGCACAGACATATCGAAGCCGTTCTGCTCCAGAATTTCCTTTAGGTCTCGGTATGCGCTATACCATCCCGCGAAATAACCCTGAAAGAAGTCGGTGTAGGAAGGGTTTTTCTTGTCTTTGTTGTATTTGTTTTGGCGAATACTGATGATTTCACCTAGCGTTTTCATACTTCCTCCTTCGGCGGCTCTGGCAACGGCATCCAATGGGTTATCTCCATTGGTTCTCTGTCGAAGTGGTTTGCATACCACATACTCTCTCTTGCTAAAAATCCCTCATGGACAGTCGGCAGCGGTCTTTCCTCCGGCATATACACTAGTACGGAAACAAACGGCTCCGGCAGTCTCTCCTCCACGCTGATCCACTGCGGCTGCTCCCTCAGAGCGGAGATTGCCATTTCAAACGCTTCACTCAAACCGCCCCAACTGCTGTCAGCAAAGGACTGTAATTCCTTGATAGCTTCTTCACGCGTCACTTGCCGTCACCTCGCAATACAATCTGAATCGTATAATCTCCGCTGGGCAGTGCTTGTCTGGCTTGAATCTGGATATTGTTCACCAACTTGCCAATCAGTTCGCTCTTGACCTTGCCCATCTCACATTCGAATCGGTGCTTCTGCTTTTCGATTTCAGCATTAGCGGCCTCTGCAAGGGATTTCCGAACCGCCTCCTGCATCGCCAGTAGGATATCGTCTGTGTTAGTCACTTGCCGTCACTCCTTCTTTTCCATGCTTCGATGGCTTCTTCTTTTGTTTGATACAGTCCTGTTTCTGGAACAATATAGCAATCTGGTGAGTGACACTCTAAACACCACTTATTTCCGTATTTAACCCACACAGGTGTTTCGCCGCAAAACGGACACGGTTTCAATTCAGCCATTACTCTTAACCTCCGTGCTTAATAATCGCTGCAATCCTCAGAATGACTACCGACAAAACGCAGAACGTAGCAGCGAACACGGAGTCAACCACGGACACTTGGGAATAGCCGTAAAGATAAACCTCGATATCCCTCCACGCCGTCTCTATGACCCAAGCAACACCTATCAGCGCAAGCACATCCGTCAAAACATCGACCCATGTGTATTCAGCCATTGCCGTCAGCCTCCTTCAACGCCTTGGCCACTTTCTTAAGCGACTCACTCTGCCCTTTAAACTCGTGGGATTCGCAGCAGAACGTAGGACGAGTCCATTTTGACCACCGTTTGCATCTATATGATTCTAAGCCGTGTTCCATTTTGCCTCGGCCTGTATCCAGATGCTCGCAGGTAAAACAAATCCTATAGCATCCCATCATCACTCACCGCCCTTCCGTTCTCCGTGCTTAACTGGCGTTTCAAGGGCTTTCGCAACGCTCCACCCTCTCTCTTCAATTCTGCTGTACAAGGTAAACCTATTGATTCCAAATGCCTCTGCCCATTCTGTCAGCGGCTTGGTTTTTCCCTTGTATTCGTAGAAAATTGTGTTTTTGCGATTATTTGATTGGCTTCTTTTTGTTACCCATCGACAGTTTTCGGGCGAATATCCCTTCGTTCCGTCAATTCTGTCAAGCGTCAGCCCAGGCACAAACCCACTTTTATCTACCCACTTTTTGAAATTTTCAATGTCGTGCCATTCCTCACAGACAGTAATTCCGGCAGCACCATAATACTGATAATTTCCGGTTTTCTCGCAGCCGCATCTATCAATCATGGCTCGGTAGTTCTTATACCACGGTTCGTAGTAGTAACCGTGCCTAGTTGCTCTCCTTCGGTTTGTCTCTGAATCATGAATCAAATGTCTGTTCTGCGGTCGTTCATCCAAATCACCAAGCCGCATATCATTCCTCCCACTCTAAGCACCGAATGGCATCTTGCGCTTCTTCCAGTGCATCCAAAGCCTGCATGACAATCTCTTTCGGAAACTTCTTGCGAAGCTGTGCTTGTTCGTACAGGTACATTTCAAGGCTTCCTTCCTCGATTTCGTGGATATATGCCTTTGCATCACCTTTTTCGTTGAACTCCTCTACCGCAGCTTCAAGCCGTTCCTGTGTCCACCCTTTAGGCGGCAGTTGGTGTCGCAGGATTTTTCCATTTCCGTCTCTGTAATAAATCAGCTGCATATCATTCACCGTCCTTTATCCGCTTCCAGTCGATTTTCTTGCCGCATTCAGGGCAAAAGTCGAAGCGACTTAAATTCGTGCTTTTCCGTCTATCGCAGTAATCTTTTAGTGTCCACTCTTTTTCGTAGAGCCAACTACCAATAGAAACTCCCAACTCTCCGAGCTGGCGGTTTCTTTCAACACGATCTACAATGTGGTCTTTCAGCATTGCCACAGTAGTAAGTTCAGATTCGCTAGATAGGTTCAGCAAGCCAATAACGCACTCATGGTCAGCCATCAACAGCACCGTCCATTCTTGCTCCATCAGAGCAGAAATCGTTATAGGCACGAGCGATGTTGTGTAATGTGCAGAGTGGGAGTCCACCCTCTACAGGTGTAATGTGCTTACATTCTCGGCATCGCACCACAGGGGTTACATCTGCGGCAGAAACAAAATAATTACACCCTTCTACGGAATAACTAAAATCGCTATACAGCATCGATCCGTGGTGAATCCATGCGGCGCAAGGTGCTAAGTTAAAACAGTCACGGCATTTGCTCTCGATATACTCAGCCATATCATTCACCTTTCTGGTTACTACCACGGACGTTTCCGCCCAACAAATTCAACATTTCTGTGCGTTCATCCGACACCCAATACTGCACACACACGTTGTTTTTCAGATGAACTTCCTTCGCTTCACAGCCGCCATATCGGTTGCGGTGAATGCAATTAACCTCGGAGCATACGATCTTTGTCATAGTCCCCTCCCAAGCAACTCATCCACCGTACAGCCGAACACATCCGCCAGTTCACATAGGTTGTAAGCGTCAGGCAGATACTTTCCTGTTTCCCATCCGCTTACTTGACCTCCGCCGCCGTTTCCAATCATGCTGTTCAGTTCACGTTGTGTAACCCCCATCGTAAGCCGTCTGTCTTTGATGTTGCTGCCAACAATCTCATTTAAATCTGTCATACTGCGCCCTCGTTCCCGGGCAGATACCATCCAACATACTTGCCATCTCTGAAAATCAGCCGCAAACCGTCTGGGAAGTCCCAATAGACCGTGTTTTCATCCTCTGCGCTCTTAAACACTTTCTGTCCGTAGCAATCATATCTGACACGGTTGTTGTTCTTAAAAATATTTTTCATTTCTTTCTCCTACCATTCAGCAATACTTTGTTTCAGCTTTTCCGCTCTAGCTGCCAGTTCCGTATCGTCCTTTACGGTTTTAGGACTATACATATCATCCAGATACTTTGACATAGCATCGTCAAAAGCCGCTTCTCTGCGCTTTAGTGCCTCTTGCTTGCGTTCCTCTTTGCTCATCCATGCAGGTACGATTTCTTTCCGTCCCTTTTGTTCGTCATAGTTTCCGTCAAGCACTTTTGCCATATTTGAGTCCTTGATAAGCCAATCAAAAGTAGCAGTCCAGTTTCTATCATTCTTGCCTTTTAGGAAACTGCTTGCTTCTGCCTTTACAAACAAGGTCTTAAAATCATCCTCTGTGTATGTCTTCAGTCGTGCCTTGATTGCCTTTTTGCGTGATTCTGATAGCGATTTAAGCCGGGGGAACGAAACGCAGGTTTCGTTATACATATCAGCGATAAGCTGATAGTTTATCTTCTCTTTCTTAATATCTAATTCTTTTTCTTCTTCTCTTTCTTCTTCTTTATCTGAAATAGCGACATAAGACGACGGTGTAGTCTTACTGTAAGACGACTTGTCAGACGACTTATCAATCAGAGCCTTTTGTGCCGCTCTTCTCTCCCTCATGTAAAGCCTATCACGCTCTTTTTTCTTCTCATAAGAGTCCAAAGATTGATGCTTATTCCAATTTGGGATTGTGATAACGTTGTCCACTATCTCTATCATGCCAAACTGCTCAAATGCGTTAAGTGCCAGTCTGATAGTGTTTACATCTCTTCTGAAAATAGATGCAAGCATTTCGTCTGTATAGGCAATCCTGTTTGACATAAGGAAAACGCCGTCATTGTTCTGCTTGCCTGCAAATGTAAGCAGCTTAAACCAAATGACAATAATGCTGTCTGCCGATGGCATGGACTCAATCATCAGCACTTTTTCGTCATCGAAAATATCCGTTGTAATCTTTATCCATTTCACATCAGACAATCAAATCACTTCTTTCTGAGTCCTCTCCTGTATTTTGATGCCGCAATCGCTTTCGCTATGTATCGGTCTGTGTCTAGCTGCTCCATCTGCTTTTCTCGAATCATAGCGGCAGTTGCATTGTGTTCGGTCTTTGCTTCTAGGTATCTATCGCATGTGCTGTGACAGCCAACAAATCTGTCCTGACAGCCTTTACACACTGATTTCATCTTCCGTATCTCCTTGTCGGTGGCATACAACGAAACTGCACTTCTCCGTCATAAAACACACCGTCTCTTTCATCGGGCAAATAAAGAGGACAGGCGGTTATGTAGTAGGTATCAATCCACTTCGTACTGTTTTTGTTCTGCCATGCGTTATACTTTACTTTTTCCGCAGTCCAGCCGGGAACAGGCTCAAACTTCGGTCTTTTCGTCTTTTTGTCAATGGCAGACCATGAACAATCTCCGCAAGCCCTCTGACAGTCAAAGCAGATGTTTACTTTATAAGTTTCCATTCTTCAAACCGTCCTTAATCCACTCGCAATACATGAGCGCATCTATCAACTCTTCTTGAAGGTGGTTAATTCGCTCTGTAATCGCCGCAGGATTCTTTTCAAGCCCTTGCCCGTATGTTTCCATACCCTTTGCTCTCTGCCGCTCAGAGAGGGCGCAAATGCGCTCCCAATAGGGGTTTGCTGGTTCTGTTTTCGGTTCAATTTTCGGCTCTCTTTTCTTGTACCAGCCGCAAGAAGAACACTCGCCGCCGCTACAGTCAATGCCGGGGTTATATAGACAAACCTCTTTTTTAGCCACGCTCAAACCCTCCCTGTCGAACCCAGACCGCCCCTGTCCTCGCTGTTCAGATGTTCCACTTCGACAAAGTGAACCATAGGTTGATGCTCGATAATGCGGAACTGACAGATTCTTTCGTTTTTGCGAATAACAGTGTCCTCCAAAGCGTAAGCGGGGAAGTGCCACTCGTCATTGTCACCGCAGTAGGATTCATCAATAATGCCGATACTGTTTGCCATGATGATGCCGAAATTCTTAAATGTGCTGCTTCTCGGAGCAACCAAAGCCTCATATCCCTCCGGCAACTCCATAGCCACGCCCAATGGGATTAACTTAAAGTCCCCAGCTTTCATAACAACGTCTTCTGCCGCCCGGAGATCGCACCAATCGCCGTTTTTGATTTTCTCAATCTTGAGGATATCCCGCAGATATTTCACATTGATTTTCATTCAAATCTCCTTAATCCGTATACCGTGGAAGTAGAGCATCATTTTCCGTTTCAAGATATAGTCCTTGGTCTTAAAACCTTTTGTATCTTCCACGATTTTCTTTCCGTCTTGTCGGTATACAAAGTCTGCTATGTATGTAACAGGCCGCTCCACAACTTTCCCGTCAATGCGCTGGGATGGGAGAAGTTCAAACTTTACTTGTGTTTCAAGGTCTGATATTCGCCCCGCTCTTTGCAGTAATAACAATTCGCTGTGCCTGTTCGCTTCTTTTCGGGAATCGTATGTAATGCCGTTTACTGTGATTTTCTTGCTGTGGTACTTAGAACGGGAGATCGCCATCGTCCTCAACCTCGCTAAATTCCTTATCTACAAACTCGGTAAGCGCATTGAAGTTTTCTTTTTGTCTATCGCTCTTTGTGCCGCAGAAGTGCATACGCTCAACCGTCAGTTCGATAGTCTCACGGTTATTGCCGTTCTTGTCCTGCCACTGGCGGCTAGACAAATAGCCCTCTGCAACCACTTCCACGCCCTTTGGAAACCACTTGCTTGCAAACTCGGCGTTATTGCCCCATGCCACGCAAGGCAGGAACAATTTGCGCTCATTGTCCTTGTATTTTTCAGACCATGCCAGCGTGAAAGATGCTACCGCCGTTCCACCGTTGGTTCTCCGCAATTCCACATCACGCACCATGCGTCCCTGAATCACTGTTTTATTAACCATTTCTTAATCCTCCAATAATCTGTATTCCGCAAAGCAGGTTGCTTCACCGTATCTGTTTTTGCCTTTTACCATGTCTCTTTTGATTTTCACGCCGTCTTTCCGTAAATCCGAAATGCGAGATGCAAGACGATATATACCGTATTCCTGCATAGCTTCAAGCTGGGTTATGCTTCCGTGTTCTCTAAGGTGTTGCATAATACGGTCATTCTGTGTCAATCGTCCTCACCCTTTCGATAGATCATATCTGCCCGGTTCCAGTCAGGATAAAAGCCTTTCAAATGTGCTACTAAATGGCAGTACAGGCTTTCTCTTGTCGCTCCCTTACCGAATCTCCAAAGGTTTGTACCCTCGTCATAGGCTTTGTGGCACATGGGGCAAAGTGTGACAATGTTTCTTTCTATCCCCATGCCGCCCTGTGAACGCCGTACAACGTGTGCCACAGGCTCACCCAGCGGAGAACGGCACAACACGCACCGCTCGTTATCCCGCATAAAAACCGCTTCTTTAACAGATTTCGGAATTGCTAACGCCTTTGTCCGTTTGTTCATTTCCATTCCCTCTCAATCTGCGAATCCAATATTCTTATTTGCAGCTTGATTGACTGTATCGCTTCCATAGCAGATTTATAGACCACTTCGGCGCAGTCTCTTTCAAAGCGCAGTCTCGCAATCTCGGAATCTCCCTTGCAGATGTCGGAAATGATGGTAACAGGCGTTCCTTTTTCCCGCTCCCAAAGGATTTTCTGTGCCAGTGCAACCTTGTAATCTCTTTCTGCCTGTGCGTATGCTTTGCCACGGACTCCTAGTTGTTTCACCGCCGTATCAAGCATGGCTGACTTTGCGCCGATCTCGCTGATTAAATCCATTGTCATTTGTTATCCCTCCGCTTTAATAGCGGCTCTTTGACAAACAGGGCAAAGGTGCTTTCCATTGAATCTTTTTTCGGAATATCCGATGATATCTGCCGCCGTCCATGTCTCTCCGTCACGCTTCTTGACGCTCTTTATGGCGTTTCCGCAGCTTTCGCACAAGAAAACAGGCTCGTTTGCTTTTTCTTCTTCCGGCAAATCCTCGCCAGCGTAGATATACAGACCCAAACCATGACGGGCAAGTGCTTTCGTAAGGCTTCTCTGAATCGCCTTGTTCACATCAAAGGAAGTGACAGCTTCAAGAGGAATAGACTTGTTTTTGAAGTCCATAACAGGGAGATATTCAATGTGTTCCAGACCGTTGACGGTGCAACCAGTCTTAACCCAACAAGTTTTCCCGTCCGTGTGATAGTTCCAGCCAGCTTCATTCTCATAGATGGTGTATGTAGCGTCCGGGTGCAGCTTCTTCACTTCGCCCCACGCCCACGCCCAACTCAGATATGTAAGACCGTTCTTCTTCTCTGTCTTGTCATTGACATTGATGTTGTTAAGCTGAACGAAATAGTTATCCATTCTTTTCTTCCTCCTGATTCTCGCTCCATTCCGCAATGCTTTTGTCTGCCATAAGAGTTTCAATGATTTCCAACTTTTCGGCGGCGTTGATGGAATTGTTGGCAATCACCGCAATCATGGCTACCTGATATTTCTCACTCTTTTTCATTCGTCTTCGTCCTCACATTCGTCAAAGTATGGGCTTTGGCACTCCGGGCAAAGCACCGTCTTTATGTATTCAAAATGCCCGTCCCCGTGATGCTCCCGCTCGGTAATCATCAACGGTTCATCAAACAACGCTCCGCAGTCCTCGCATTGATACATCATTCGTCCCACCACACTCTCGCTGTTTTTACACCTAGTTCCAATGCTTCGTTATGCTCCGTTACGCACAAGTCAATCTTTGCCCCTGTGATTGCGCTCCCGGTATCGTCTGCCCGGTATTCGTGAATCTCTCCGTCTCCGTAGTCGATATAGACTGTACTGCCTAAAGGAATCAAAGCCGGGTCAACCGCAACACTCACATAAGGCTCTGCCACTCGTCCGCTTGCCGTGATACCGTATGCCGGGTGGCTTTCGTCTTTGCCGCAGCATTTCTTACAAATGCAATAATGTGTTAATGTGGCGTTCTCGATGCTGGGGAACTTCGTCAAGTCCAGTTCTGGCTCGACCTCGATAATCGCCGTTTTAAGCGTTTCTGGCGCATTTTCTTCTTGGGGGATATCCTTGCACTCGTCAGCGTTAGAAAACGCACTGGACGCAAGCAGAGACACGATAAACACCGCCCACACAATAATTGATAGAATCAAACCCCATTCGTAGCGGCTTCTCTTCCGCTCGTTGCGGGTTTTCTTTCTCCGCTCATATTGACGCAACTCCCATTCCAGATAATCTCTGTCGTTCATTGCCGTTCTCCTTCAATACTCAGATTTTTACAAAGCGTTTCTAGCGCATCCGTTACCGCCCGTTCCCTTATTGCCCTTTCTGCTTTCGTCAGGTCTGGACGATGGATGACTATGGTGCAGTTGCCGTGCTGAATGGTCTTTGTCACTCTGCATCACCTTCCTTTAACGCTTAAAGCGTTATCCTGTCTAAAAAAATTAGACCTTCCACTTGATTTCATCGTAGCTTCTGCCAAGGATTGCACAGATGGAGTCCACCTTATCGGCTGTAGGCATAGATTTTCCACTTTCCCAAGAACTGATAGTCTTTCTGTTGACATTCAGTTCCAGCGCAAGGTCAGTCTGCTTCAGTCCTGCATTGATTCGTGCTGCCTTCAAAGATACCTGCATACTTTTCACCTCTCTTTCTAAAAACGCTTAAAGCGTTTTCTGCTGTGTCCCATATTACTACCCTTAAAAGCCGTTGTCAACCCCTAAAGCGTAAATTTCTTGACTTGATGCCGCTTTAGGTGTAAGTTAAAGAAAAAGGACACAGGAGGAAACTTTATGTCTAATATAGGTAACAAAGAGACAATGGCGAAGAATCTCAAGTATTACATCGCCAAGTCTGGCAAAGACAGAAGGGAACTTTCTGAAATTTGGGGATTCCCATATTCAACGGTAACTGAATGGATTAATGGCAAGAAGTATCCAAGAATAGACCGCATTGAAGTTATGGCTGAATACTTCGGTATTCTGAAATCAGACCTTATTGAAGAAAGAACAGAGGAACACAGAGCAATGCAAAAAAAGAACGATACCCTTTCGGATATCGTTATCAGAATGCAGACTGATGATGTTTTTATGTCTGCCGTTGAGTCTTTGTATAAGTTAGATCAGAAGAAGCTATCAAGCATTCTGACACTTCTTGATTAGAAGTTGGTGGATTAGGTCGAGGGTTTGGATGTCGGTGCATTTTTCCAAGAGGGATGCTATTTCCTTTATGTATTCTTCACGCATTGATATCTTCTCCTTTCACCGGGGCAAACATTTGTTTGTCAGAAAATATTGTATTGTATAACAGCTTGCGGAATCAATGGTAATTTCTGCACCTACTGTATCATAGCAATCGTGTCGAATTTGCACGAAAGAGTGCAACAAAGGAGGTGATGCCGAAAATTTTTTACACCACAGAAAAAAGGAGATGATGTTATGGATTTAACCGAATGGCTTCTCTATTCAAGGAAGTCGAGGCAAGATGACCCAAGGGAAACCATTGAGGAAGTCTTGGCAAAGCACGAAGCGTTGTTGCAAGAACACGCAGAGCGAGAATTGGGAGGGCGCATACCAGAAGAAAATATCTATCGAGAAGTCGTGTCTGGCGAGTCTATTGCAGACCGAGAAGAAATTAAAAAAGTGTTGGCTAGGATAGAGGACAAATCCATCAAGGGAGTCTTGGTCGTAGAGCCTAGCCGCTTGTCCCGTGGCGATCTGGCGGACTGTTCCCAAATCATCAGTTCTTTTCGTTTCACAAATACGCTCGTTGTTACCTTGGTAATGACATATGACCTCACTAACAAGATGGAGCGCAAGTTCTTTCAAGACGAACTGCTCAGGGGTAACGACTATCTGGAATACACAAAAGAGATTTTATTCCGTGGTCGTGTTGCTGCCGCCAAAAGAGGATGCTACACTTCCCCTACTGCGCCGTATGGGTTCGACAGAAAAAAGGTCGGCAAAGATTGGGTACTGGAAGCGAATGAGGATGCGGATGCTGTGCGACTCATGTTTAGCTGGTATGTGAATGAGGACTTGTCTCTAGGTGCGCTGGCACGAAGAATGGACGATTACGGATTCAGACCACCAAACGGAAAGAAATGGGCAAGAGAGTCTATTCGTGAAATGCTGAAAAATGAACACTATATCGGCAAAATACGATTCAACAATAGACACACCGTGACTGTTGTTGAGGATGGTGTTCAGGTGCGAAGAATGAAGAAAAGTCCAGAAGATGAAGTCATTATCTCTGAGGGTAAACATGACGGAATTATAGAACCGGAATTGTTTGATGCGGCTGTAAACAGGCTAAAAAATAACCCCCGAACATGGTCGGAGGAAAATGATTTAGTCAATGTATTGGCTGGCCTGCTAGTCTGCTCAAAATGCAACAGAGTAATGATTTCTCGCAAGTCCAAAATTGCCAGAACACGATATATGTGTCCGCACAAACCACAATGCACCAAAAGCGCAATCGCTTCACAAGTGGTCGATGCGGTAATTGTAGCACTAGAACAGTCCGAACTGCCTAAACTGCAAACAAAGCTGAAAAATGGTGACGGCGATGCTGCCGCTATCCAAAAACGCAGAATCGCAAAACTGGTAAAGCAGATGGAAGATTATCGTGAGCAAGAGGACAATCAGTACGAATTGTTAGAAACAAAACAGTACACGCAAGCTGTCTTTGATCGCCGTAACGCAAAACTGAGAGAAAAGATGGATGCTTGCGAAAAGGAATTGCACATTGCCCGCTCCGCTATGCCGAAAAATGTTGACTATGCAGAGAAAATCGTAACACTAGAACAAGCAATCGCCGCATTGCGTGACCATAATGTGTCAAACAAAGATGCAAACAGGCTGCTCCGCACAATAGTAGACCGTATCGAATATAGTGCGCCACCTGTGGGAAGCAAAGAATCGGCAATCCATCTGGAAGTGTATCTGCGGTTGTAATTTTTTACACCGCATATACACCTTGTCAGTTGCTATTCATCAAACCACACAAGATGTATATGAGGGGGTGAGGACATGACAGCAGAAGAAATCATTGCCTATCTTCAAGCGCAGCTTGACGAAGCTATTGAGTTACACGATGCCGCAACAGACAAAGCGCAGCGTCTTTCACTGATGCTCAAGGCATATACAATCAGCGAATTGCTTGAGGAAATCAAGGCATAAAAAAAGAGGGAGAATAGCATTTGCTACTCTCCCTTTCTCTTTAACCTTTCCAGTCGGTTTTCTTCTCTCTCACATCTACATGGATGCCCCAATCATAGATACCAACGCCGCCCCAATTCGGCATAATCTCTCTTGCGATACTTGCCATCTTTGCCGGGGTAAATCCTGTCGGCTTTTTCAAATCCGCAGCCGTACCGTACAAGTGCTGACTGTTTGTCACGCCGCCGACTTTTTTATTGTGTGTGGTTGTTCTATATCCGCTGTTAATGGTAATACCTTTGTTGCAACGCATACGGATATATTCGCATACCATAGGCAATTCTCTAGCAATAAAGATCGTGTCGCTCCCATCTTGGCAAGCAAACTCTTTTACTTTGAAATGTGCGCTCAGATTTTTGTTTCCGTCTGTTTTTAAGCTGTACGCATTGATTTCTACCATTGGTTTCTCCCCCTCGGGTTCATTGTCTGTTACTTTCAGTTTCAACACTAAATAGAACGGGATATACCGCCCGTCCCCTGCAAAGCCGTTCCCGTCCTTGTCCATGCAACAGGCAGAGCCGCCGCCGTCCATCATAATTGCGTCCGACCATCCTGCTTCATAAAGCCTGTCCTGTAATTGTTCGGGTTTCAAGTTATCTTCTGTGCAGTAATAGGCAAACTTCCTGTCCTTGACTCCTACCGCTGTGCGATTCGTGGCATAGGCCATGTCGGGTTGATAGTCCATGACAACCTTTTTGCCGTTGACTAGGCACTTAACGCAAGCCATATAGTTTGCGGAATTGTCAGGGACAGAACGTACAGCAAAATCCTCTGCCGTGTTCCATGAAATCGCCCACGCCGTATAGTTCGGCTGGCACTTCACAACTCCATCCGCTTTCAAGTGGCAGCATGGCGCACCGCTCCGCAGAAAAATAGCGGCGTTCATAATGAGATCGCCGCCGCTGTCTATTAAAAGTTGTTTTAGTCCTGCTTTATTGCTCTTCCGCTTCTTTGTATTGAAATGAATCTTAATCCATTCAATATCAGAGAGCGGGTATGTTCCCGCCCTCGTCATTCTTTAACCGCCTGAGTGCCGAAGTAAAAGGACACAATTACGGTTAGAACAGTCAGAACCTGCTCGCTGTTAATATCACCACGCAGAGCCAGAACGGAAAACACAATAGATACAATCAGAGTAACAAGGCTTTTGATAGTCAGAAGGTTTGCGAGTCTCTTTTTCAGAAGTTCCATATCGTTCTCCTTTCAGTTATGTGCAAATAGCACGGATTTGTGCAACAGTCATTGCTGTGGCAGTTGTTCCGCCAGAAGCACTAATGGTTAAAGTGCTTCCGCTTTGGGATAACGATACATTGTCCCCAGCAACAATGTTCAGCGTGGAAACTCCGTTGATTGTGGCGTTTGTCCCCGGTGTTCCACCTGTGCCGGGGTCGCCCTTTTCGCCCTTG